AACAAGCTCAACAACAAAACGAAACTTATTTGAATACCAGTCATCTTTAATCCAATTAAAAGTATTTAAAAAAATATCTATCATTTAAACTCGCAATTTACCATTAGTTCGGTCAAACAAGCAACAGTATTGATTTCTTGATCTGCAACAAAGGCCGATTTATATTGATAGTCAGCAAGAATGATAACTGCTTGAGGAATAGATTGTGGCTTTAATACTTCATACATCATATCATAAATCTTACGGAATAATGTTGTTGAATCCATATCATTAGAAGAAACCCATTTACGAATTGAACCAAAGTCCTTCTCAGAGATGAACTTCACAATCTCTTTAAGTGGTACATCACCAATTTGTGCAAGAATGCCAGTATCAATTGCGCCAAACTGGGAATACCTTTGCAACTCATTTAAAACACGGCGGAAATCAGGAAAATGTTTTTTGATTAATTCAGCAATAACTGACTTTTCAAACTCTATTTTTTCACTTTGCAAAACCAACTGAATTCGTTTAAAGAATAGAGTGGCCATCTTGTCCTTCTCACCATTCTTTAAGTTAAACTCAATAACTGCACACCGACTATGGAGTGGATCAATGATACGATTTTTAAAATTACAAGTAAAAATGAAAGAACAATTACTTGCGTATTCTTCAATCGCATTACGCAAAGCAGGTTGTGTTGAGTTAGGATTTAGATAGTCTGCCTCATCAATGATGATAACTTTTCTACCGCCAGCCAAACTCATTGATGATGCATAGTGTTTAATTTTAGTCCGAAATGTATCGATACCTGATTCATCAGACCCGTTGATAACCATGTAGTCACAACCAATTTCGTTGCACATGGCTTTTGCTATTGTTGTTTTACCTACTCCAGGTCCACCAGCAAGAAGAAGATTGGGAATGTTTTTTTGATTAACATACTCCTGAAACGGCTTTTTCATCCGTTCGGGTAAAATACATTCTTCTACTGTTTGAGGCCTGTACTTCTCTGTCCACAATAAATGTTCCATCAAAATACCTCATAATATAATATAAAAAATCAAAGTTGAGCTTTAAGCTCTTTAATACGCATTTGTAAAACAGAAGCAGCTGTGTTGAAATGTCCAGTTCCTTCTATTTCGGGATTATAATATTGTCGCAATAATAAAGTGTCCATTTCAGTTTCTAATACTGAGATATATTCTTCTTTGGTAATATCAAAAGTTTGCATATCAACCTTTTGTAAATGTGCTTCCTGTTTCTGTTGCTACCCAATATTTAAGTGCAACATTTTTATTTTGGAACTGTGCCAATCCTTTAGATGAGATTTGTACAGTATAAGAACCAGATAAAACTTTACTGAGGTGTTCGGTCAAGAATACCATTTTATACTTGTCACCATTCCCTTTACCAACTTCTAACGCATCAGTATGTGAAGAATTGTTTTTGAGATCACTTGAAACAATATTGATTGTAGAACCATCAGATTCAATTACAACATTAGGCGTACCCAATACTTGTGAACTTTTTATGACCCATGAGAAATCTTCGGCTGATAAATCAAAGTTAATTTCAGGATCAGTAAGCGTAAGCGCTTTCTCTGGAGGCATAACGATCATTGAAGGTTGGCAATAACGATACTTCTGTTTACTACGACCTTTGTTACCATTAATGATTACATTAGTTCCATCAAATTCAAATACTGGATCATCAGTATGCATACCAATTACTGATAGAAAATTGTTCAAATCTTCTACTCCAAAATCGGAAGGAATATCTTCTACGATAGTGGCTTCAGCTAGAATGTTTTTGTTTTTAGAAATTGTTTTGAGGATTTTACCTTTTTTAAAGTAGATACCCTCATTGATTGTACCAAAATTCTTTAGTACACCAATTGTTTGTGTAGATAGTTTCATTTATTACTCCATAATTAAGATTTGTCATCAACAGAATATATTGTATCATGTTCATACAGAAACATGAGGCAACAAAGAGCATGTGCTAAATGGTGTTTACCTGATTCAGGATCATTTTGTTCACCACTTTTCCATGCCCATACATGCCTTTGCATAGCGTCAAAATATCTACGCTTTGAATCAGGCACATATTTCCAATTATTTGGTTCATATTTTTCTGCACCAAATGTTAGAATTTCAACTGTTGCTTGTAATGCTGCTGGTGGTAAAAGACCATATTGTAATTTACCACCATCAAACTTACGACCTTTGTTTTCGATTACAGCATCCTCATAACCCATCTCTTTAAAGATCGCATCTGCCACCAATTTAACATTGTCATCTGTACCACGATTACCTTTGTTATCTTGCCATGCCATTATAATTTACCTGTCATAGCTGCAACAGCTGGCATATCACCAGTAAATGGATATGATCCGATGTGTTGTGTTTTCATCCAAGGACATAACCAAATTTCTCCACCAATTTTACGCCACATCTGGCAGAACATGTAGTCTTCCGATAAGTAACGCTCGGATCCACCACCCGTGATAGAGTCCTTAGTATCAATGACTGTATCAAAATACGCATGAATGTAACGAGTACCATCAAAGTGTTTTTGGCCAACATGATCTGGTTTATAACGAATATTTGGAAATGCTTTTTCAAGTTTTTCAAATACTGCTCTTTTGACCATCATGTAACCTGTACCAATTTCAAGAACTTCTAAAGGTTCGGTGACTTGGAATGTTTTTGTTCCGTGTACCACATTGAATACATATTCACCAACAAGTTTTTCCAATTCTTTTGGATCCATATCGGGATTGTTTCTGGCTGCTTGTGCGATGTTACCCCAATTAATTGATTTTTTAGGATAGGGACCACCAATAACATCTTTATCTAATGCCATCATAGCCAATACATCTTGCGGATTATAATGAATATCAGAATCCAGGAACAACAAGTGAGTACATTCTGAACGGAGGAATTCATCAACGAGATAATTTCTTGCTCGAGTGATTAGAGATTCGTTGAATAGAAATGAGAACTTTGTATCAATACCGTATTTGGCCATTGTTGCTTGTAGGTCTAAACACGATTTGACATATAGGCCGTGAGCCATGCCGCCATACATTGGTGTGGCAACAAATAATTTATTTAACTTTAATTCATCAAGCTTAACTTTAATTTCCATAATATGCCCATAAAATAAAAAAGAGGAATCGACACTTTTATTTATCGATTCCTCTCCACTTTTCCTAAACTATTTTAGGCAAAAGCACGCTCACCTTGAGCACGGATAGCGGCAATACCTTCAGCGACCATTCGCTTTGTAGGTTGACCTAAGCGATAGAAAGAAACTTTCTCACCGCTTGAATTAACACGGCTATTCAAGTAGATAGCATTGCCTTCGTTACGCAAATCATTGATTGTTGCGGAAGGATTAGCGATACCAAAAACTGATTGCATCTTAGCTGATGTTAATGTGTTATAGGCAGAATCTTTAGAAAGATATGCCAAGACTTTTTGCTTAGTTGACTTCATTACGAAATACTCCAAATATGGTCTCTACAAGGTAAATCATTTGAAAGGAGACCGTTCCTTCAAATATGAAATAAGTATATCAGATTATGATACGGCTGTCAAGCGTTTTCAAGGTAAAGATGAAAAAAAACCCGACTTTCGCCGGGTCAAAGTGCCGAAACAGTTAAATAATTATATTGCAATATCGTTATTGGGTGTAGGTTCTTCAGGTAAATCGATTGTCTGAGCCATTAAGGTTTCGGTATTAGCACCCGCATCAACCTTAGTGTATAGATCCATAAAGGATAATTTTGTATCGGTATCAAAACGATTCAAACACAATTCAATTGCCTTCATCTTATTACTAAACACACCATAGGTACTAATGATATGCACAAGACGGCGGGTTGAAATCACTTCATCACAACCACCATCGGCAAAAGTTTTACGAATAACATCCGCCCAAGTAACTAATTTCTCGGCAAAATCGTCATCTAATTTACCAACGGTTGCCAATTCTTTCTTTAGAATTTTCTTTTCGATGGTGAGTGGTGGCCAATCTTGCTCGATTGTATTTACGAATCGTTCAAGGAAAGCTTCATTCAAAACATTGGTAAACATATAACGACCATCGTCACTACCTTTACCTTTAGTATTTGCAGTAGCAAACACAGTAAAACCTGGGGCTGGTGTAATTACTTCACCTTTTTTCTTTAGTAAAAATGGTTTACCTTCGAAAACCCGTTGTAAAGAGGAAAGATTATTTGCGCCATAATCAATCTCATCAATACAAAGTACAGCACCTTGGCGAGCAGCCGTTGTTACGGGGCCATCACGCCATTCCATTTGGCCGTTAATCAAAACATAATTACCTAGAAGGTCGCCTTCATCGGTTTCAGGTGTCATAGACACCACTACAAATTTTCTTTTAGCTTTTGCACAAGCCTGTTCGATTGACATTGTTTTGCCGTTACCTGATTGACCAGTAACAAAAACAGGAAAGAATCTTTCAGACTGTACGATAGCAAGCACATCATCAAAGTTACCAAATGGTACATAATTTTTATATACAGAAGGTACTAAATTTGAAATATCAAGATCAGTAACCACATTAGTAATACGATGGCCGCCATTTGCAACAGTATTTTTTTCTGGCATTTTCATAATTTGAGCTGACATATCAATTGTTTGAGCTTTTGATACAGGCATAGTACCAGGAACTTTAAAAATACCACGCTTCAAACGATTTGCTTCTTCATTGGTAAACCAATATGGATGAGCAACTTTAATTTTAGAGCAGATTTTTTTAATATCTTCGGTAGTTACTTCAGATTTACCACTTGAAACTAAAGCATCAATAAACTTCTGGCGGGTTTCGGCACGCTTTGACATAATATAAAACTCCTATTTCACTATAATAAAACCATTATAAAGGAATACAACAGAAAAGTCAAGCCAGCTGTTGTATCCACGCAACACTTAGGCAGCTATACCTTGTATGAACTTGGAGACCATAACACGGTTTACCTGACGGACTTTATTAAATTTCATAAAAGCTGTTTTTAATTTGTTGGCCGTCACTTTGCCATTTACTTCAAAATCTTCATTTTCAATCTTCAATTCATTACCACCGGGAGTTAAATAAAACTTATCATATCCCACATTATCAGATTCTAAAAATTTCTTTTCTTTTAATTCTCTTGCAAGAATTTTACATTCTTCTTTAAGGCCATAATAATTTTTTTGGCGAAAATCGTCCATCTTTTTAGAATGATACCTTCTCTCGATGGCACCACGCATATTACTAGCATTACCTTCAATAAGAAAGAAACCAAAAATTCTTGTACCTGTTTTATGTTTTAACCATTGAAATATAACTTTCCTTAAAGCATCATGACTATCCCAC